CAGCAGCGGCGTGTTTATACTCACATTTTGCCCACCCAGGTGCTATGGTATGGGATATGTCAATGGGATATGGTGGTCGTATATTAGGTGCAATTATAGCAGATATTAACTATGTAGGTACTGATCCTGCAGAAAAAACGTTTAAAGGACTACAAGAGATTAAGAAAGATTTTGGTAGAGAGAATAGACATTACTTTTTAAACAAGTGTGGTAGTGAAACATTTGAACCTAAAGAGAATTGTTTAGATTTTGCATTTACAAGTCCACCTTATTTTAATTGGGAACAATATGGTGAAGAAGATGGACAATCATTTAAACAATATGATGGTGCTGAAGCTTGGAACAATGGATTTTTAAGAAAAACTATACAAAATGCATATAGAGGATTAAAAAAAGGTAGACATATGGGGTTAAATGTAGCGAACATTAAATCACATAAAACCTTTGAAGATGATACAGTACGAATCGCTGTAGAAGAAGGATTTGAACATACGGATACGTACAAATTACAGTTATCCTCGCAAGAATCAGGTGCAAAATACGAGCCAATTTTCATATTTAAGAAATAGGATCGTCTGGAAGCCGCATAAAATAAGGGGAAATGAACACTTGACTTTCCCGATTTTTTCCTGTATGATATATACATACTATGAAAAAAGGCACTACAACAATAAATTTAGATACAAAAAGTCAGTTAGCTAAATTACTTGCAACAGAAAATATAATCATACAACACAACAACGTTTCAACAGCGTCTTTTAATACAAAGACTCGTGTGTTAACTCTCCCTATATTTAAAGAATCACACGGTGATGTTTATGATATGTTAATTGCTCACGAATGTGCCCACGCATTATTTACTCCACAAAACGGTTGGAAAAAAATTCAAGATGATGATGAGTTAAGAACTTACGTTAATGTTTTAGAAGATACTAGAATAGATAAAAAAATTCAAAAGAAATACCCAGGAGTTGTTAGAAATTATATCAACGGTTTTGATATATTAGAAAAACAAAACTTCTTTGGTATGAAAGATAAAGATTTAAATAAAGAACTTATGTTAATTGATAAGATTAATTTAAGAAGTAAATCAAGTAATAGATTACCATTTATATTTGATGATAAAGCAAACAATTGGTTAGATAAAGTTGATTCAATTAAATCATTTACAGACGTTGTTAGAGTTGCTAAAGATATGTTAAATTGGCAGAAAAAACAAGTTGAACAAATGAAGAAATTACCAGATTTTGATGACCACCCATTAATTAAAAATTATGAATTATCAGATGAAGACGCAACTGATCCACAAGATAAAAAAGAACAAGACCAAAATTCTGAAAGTGCTGATAATCCAGATGTACAAGATGAAAAAAATGATAAAAGAGATTCAGAAGAAAAAGCAACAGACAAAGATTTAAAAGATAAAGAAAAAGAAAACGCTAAAACAGCAACACAACACGCCAAAGGTGCTGACGGAGACCCTAAACCTAAAAAATTAAAAGCTATTACAAATGATTTCTTTGAACAGAAAAAAGAATCGTTGTTAGATAAAAAGACTTCTTATGTATACGGAACATTACCAAAACCAAATCTTAACCAATGTTTAGTATCATATAAAACTTTTTTAAATGATTTCAGAAAACATATAAGTGACCAAGTACAATCTAATCCAGAAAGTACACTTGAATATAAAAGATGGATTTTAGATAAGTTTAAAAAATTTAGAACTGAAAACAAGAAGACAGTTATGTATCTTGTTAAAGAATTTGAAATGAAAAAAGCAGCGTCTGCTTATAAAAGAGCAAATACTGATAAAACAGGAGTTATTGATCCTTTAAAATTAAGAAATTACAAATTTAGTGAAGACATATTTAAAAGAATGACTATTATACCTGACGGTAAGAACCACGGTATGATAATGTTATTAGATTGGTCAGGAAGTATGAGTGATTGTATTGCTGATACTGTTGCTCAATTAATTAACCTAGTAGAATTTACAAGAAAAGTTAATATACCATTTGAAGTATACTTTTTTACAAGTGAAAGAGATTCAGATGAAAGAGATAAACAATATTGGAATTATAAGTACGGTGATTTTTGTTTTGATGAATTTAAATTAGTGAATTGTTTAAGTCATAGAATGAAAAAAAATGAATTTGAAGAAGCACTATTATATATGTATCATATGGCAAAAGATTATGACCAAAGATGGTCAAGAAATTGGAGTGATCCAGAATATCCAAAAGGAAGTAACTATCATATACCAGACAAATATTATTTAGGAAATACACCTTTAAATGAAGCATTGATAGTATGTAATCATATAATACCAGAATTTCAAAAGAAATATAAAGTTGAAAAACTTACTTTTATTACTTTAACTGACGGAGGCGGAAACAGTTTCAGACACAATCAGATAATACCTATACCAGATAAACCTACTAGAGCAATTGATGAGTATGAAATTAAAGACGCAAAAGCAAAGAAACAAAATTATATAAAAAGAAGTATTGATTATGAATCTAAAGTAGTTATTACACATAAGAATAAAAAGATAATTTTAACAGACGGTTGGTACGGTAGTGCTATGACCGATACATTATTAAGTATGATAAAATCAGACCACAATCCTACAATAGTCGGTTTCTATATTATAAAAAGAATTAGACGTTGGGAACTAGATAGATTTATCGGAAGTGATTATAAAGATTATGAACATAAAGAAAAATTAAGACTTAAAATACAAAAAAGTTTTAGAACTGATAACGCTGCTATAGTATACCAAAGTGGATATGATAAGTATTTCTTACTAAACGGCAAGAAATTGAAAGTACAGAATTTTAACCTACAAGACGCAACAGTTAAAAAAGGAACTGGTGCTGAACTAAAAAGAATCTTCGGTAAGAGTATGAAGAATCGACTAGTTTCAAGAGTAGTTTTAAACAAATTTATAGCGGAGGTCGCATAAACAATGAAAAAAACATTGAAAAATAAGGGTATTTTGTATATTGACTTTTCTAAAAAAGTCCTGTATAATATACTTATAATATAATGATGAAAGGACGTGAAAACACTATGTTAAATCAGAAACAAATAGACTTTGTTAAACACGCTAAGAAGTTGTTTCCAAACAAAGTTGAATTAACACTTGCTGATTTAGTACTTGCCAATAAAGAATTTGGACATAAGTACGAACCGCAATGGTTAACAAAAAATAAGAACCTAAAAGTTGATAGGGGATTATTTAGATTACCAAACATAGATGATAAAGTTGAAGAAACAAAAGTTTCTAAAACTGAAACCGTTAAAGAGAATAAAGTAAGTGAAGCAGCTTATATAGTTTCTTCTTTGACTGGCGATATTGTACCTAAAAAGGATTCAGTATTCGTATCATTTGGTAGTTATCCTGACTTAAAATCAATCGTCAAATCCAGAATGTTTTATCCTGTTTTTATTACAGGACTTTCAGGAAACGGTAAGACTATGGGAGTTACCCAAGCTTGTGCCGAAAACAGACGTGAAATGATTAGAGTCAATGTAACAATAGAAACAGACGAGGATGATTTGCTCGGCGGTTATAGATTAAGAGAAGGACAAACCGTATGGCAAAATGGACCTGTTATAGAAGCAATGGAAAGAGGCGCAATTCTTTTACTTGATGAGATAGACCTTGCAAGTAATAAGATAATGTGTTTACAACCAATTCTTGAAGGTTCTGGAATCTTTGTTAAGAAGATTAATAAATTCGTGAAACCTGCCGACGGATTCAACGTGATTGCTACTGCTAATACTAAAGGACAAGGTAGTGAAGACGGAAAATTTATCGGAACTAACGTGCTTAACGAAGCATTTTTAGAAAGATTTCCGATTACATTTGAACAGAAATATCCAAGTGTTAAGATTGAAGAAAAAATCTTAATTAAAACTCTTGAAAGAAGTGGAAAAAAAGATAAAGACTTCTGTAAAAAGTTAGTCACTTGGGCAGACGTTATAAGAAAAACTTTCTTTGACGGAGGCGTAGATGAGATTATCTCAACAAGAAGATTAGTCCACATAGTTCAAGCATTTACTATCTTTAAAGATAAGATAAAAGCTATTGAAGTATGTACTAATAGATTTGATGAAGATACAAAGAATTCATTTGTAGAGTTATATTCTAAAGTTGACGGAGGTGCTACAGCAGAAACAATTGCTGAAGACCAAAGAAAACAAGAAGTAGCTGACCAAGTGAAAGAGGAAGAGAGTGACTCAAAAGATGACGCTGCTGAATCAGACAATGATACATCAGCTCATATTTAAAAACTCTCAATCATAGTGTAAGTCCTGAAGCGGAGGTAGTGCTCCGCTTCATAAACTACACTTGAAAGGAACTATGAACGATTTTTATAGCGAATATATGAAGAAACAAAACAAAAGAAATAAATTAGAAAGATTTTTAGATAGACATAACCATACAATGGAATTAATTAGAACTATACTTCCAGTTATTTTGTTAGTTATGCAAACAATAATTTTATTAAAGATACTTTAATGGCACATAGTAAAAAAGAAGTTTTGAAGATATTAGAGAAGAATAAGATTAGTAATTTTACTACACCTGAAGACCAAATAATGATGAAATTAAAAACAGCGAAAGTTGAAACATTAGAATCTCAAAAAAAAGAATTAGAAGATAGTTTGGTTCAATCCAGACACCAAGAATATATTAGAATAGAAATGGATAAGATTAGAAAAGAAGGAAAAATGAAAGAGGAGTGTACAACTGATACACATAAGATTATTAATGAAGCGGAGAGGAGGGTAAAAGAACGTGGCAATAACAGTTGAAGTAAGACACGGTAATGTAGAGAAAGCTATGAGAGTGCTTAAGAAGAAAGTACTTAAAGCAGGTATACTAAAAGACTATAGATTAAAGCAGTACTATAGAAAACCATCAGAAATTAAAAGAGAAAAGAAAAAAGAAGGTATCAAGAACTGGAAAAAGAAGTTGAAATTGATACAGAATAGATTATAAAATTACACGCCTGTGCTTGAATAAATATATTATACCAGGCAGTTCATAAGTCCTGGGGCGTGGAAGGGTGCCAACACCTGCAGATTTAATATCTGAAAGTTGGTAGTAGTTTGAGGTCTACTATAACAAAACCTCAATGAATTACGAGTTTTGTGGGAGTTTGGGGAGACTCTAAAACCCATAGAAGGTCCAAAGGTTTCAATACCAATAGCGGACACTACGAGTGAGGTTTTGTCAGGTTCATACACTATAAAACAAACCTGACGGCGCTACTTGTATATTGTAGGAAACTACATATATAAGTAGTAGTGAGTTGCCATTAAGGGACTCATAAACGATAACTTTGCTTAATAAAAGGAGGTTTTTATGACCAATAAAGCATTATCTATTTTTAACAGGTTAAGACCAGTATCGGTTGGATTCGATTCAATCTTTGACCATTTCGGTTCAATGTTTGATGACGATTTCATCAACGATATACAACCTAGTTACCCACCATACAATATAGTTAAGTCAGGTAAGAATACTTACGATATTGAAGTTGCATTAGCTGGATTCAACAAGAAAGACATTACTGTCAATGTTGAAAACGGTATGCTAACTATTGAAACCAAGAAGGAAGATGAATCTTCTGACAAGGATGAAGATGGTGAAGTATTACATAAAGGTATCTCTAAAAGATACTTTAAAAGGTCTTTCACAATCGCTAATGATGTAAAAGTCAAAGGTGCTGAACTGAAAGATGGACTGTTAAAAGTTTCTATGGAGAAGATTATTCCAGAAGAAAAGAAACTAAAAACAATAGACGTTAAATAATAACGTAATATAGATAGTGGCGGGTAAAACCGCCGCTATTTTTTTTGGGCCTAACCAACATTGACTTATAAATACTATTGTTATATAATAAACTAAATGAGGAAATTATGAATAAAATATTAGTGATTTTAATGAGTTTGATTCTCTTAAGCGCTTGTTCAAGCATAAAAAATCCAAGTATAGCATTCGGTAAAAAGTGCGTAGCAAAAGGTGACCAGGTTCACTATTCTTACGTATGGATATTTGATGGCAATGCTGGGTTACAAGCAGATGAGATTACTTGCGAATTAATTGATAAGGAAAAGAAATGAAAATAAAAGATATAAAAAATAAGATATCAGGAACAGCAATAGCAGCAGTTATCGCTATAGTTGCGTTATTGATTATTACTGTAGACTTAAAAAATAAAAAAGATAAAGCAGTAGCTTTATTAGCAAACGCTGAGGTAGGTATTTCTACTGTAGAAGCAGAATACTTGGATAGTATTGCATTATTGGAAGGTACAGTACAAGCATATGAACTTGAATTAGGTTCAATTAAAGTTGTATTAACAGAACAAAATAGTGAATTAGCGACAATAGAGTCGGAGTTAAATACAGCAGAAGCAGTAGCAACTCAATTAGCAGACCAATTGGTTACAGCAAATGCTACTATTATAGACTTAACAGAAAATCCTAATTGTCCTGTACAGTAACCAACATTGACTTTATGTGAGGTTGGTGTTATATTACAGTATGGTTAAATTATGAAGGAGTTGATATGAATCTATCAAACAGTACAGTTGCAATTTTAAAAAATTTTTCTGAAATTAATAAGAACATTTTAGTTAAACCAGGAAAGCAACTACAAACTATTTCTACTTTAAAGAATATTCTTGCTGAAGCAGACATAGATAATAAATTTGAGCAAGAATTTGCGATATACGATTTACCAGAATTTTTAAGAGCAGTTGAATTATTTTCTAAATCAGATATCAAATTTAATGGTACTAACAAATTGGTTATATCAGACGCCAATTCAAGACAATCTGTTAAGTATTTCTTTGCAGATAAATCAGTAATTGTAGCACCAACTAAATCAATTAATATGCCTGATAAGTATGTAACTTTTACATTAAAGGGTAAATGTTTTAATGACTTATTGAAAGGTATAGTTACATTGAACTTACCAGACATTGCAGTAAAAGGTGATGGTAAAAACATTACAATGATTGCAACTGATAAAAAGAATAAATCATCTAACGATTATTCTGCTGTAGTAGGTACAACTGATAAAACTTTTGTAGCATATTTCAAAGCAGAAAATTTAAAAATCATACCAGATGATTATGATATTGCAATTTCTAAACAAAGAATAAGTCATTTTGTTAATAGAAATAAACCAGTACAATATTGGATAGCATTAGAACCAGATAGTGAGTTTTAATTATGTCAGTAAAAGACTGGACGTGTACTTTTATTTGTAAACATACAGCAAGAGGTTCACATAGGTGGGCATTTTGGTTGGAAGGTATTATAATAGGAGTATTGATAGGTTTGATTATATGAAAGTGAATATATTATGGCAGAAAATTTATGGGTTGAGAAGTACAGACCAAGAAAAATTGAAGATTGTATTTTAACCAATGAACTAAAAGAAACTTTTAAACAGTTTATAAATCAAAAAGAACTCCCAAACCTATTACTATCAGGTACAGCAGGTACAGGTAAGACTACTGTAGCACGTGCTTTATGTGAAGAGTTAAGTGTTGATTACATTATCATTAATGGATCAGACGAAGGTAGACAGATAGATACGTTAAGAAATAAGATTAAAAACTTTGCGTCAACTGTATCTTTAACTGAAACAGCAAGTCATAAAGTTGTTATACTTGATGAGGCGGACTATATGAATCCAGAGTCCGTTCAACCTGCATTAAGAAATTTCATAGAAACATTTTATAAGAATTGTAGATTTATCTTTACTTGTAATTTTAAGCATAAACTTTTACCTGCATTGCATAGTAGATGTACTGTTATTGATTTTGCGATTACAGATGGTGATAAGAATAAATCTTATAGTGATTTTCATAAGCGATTGCAGTATATTTTAAATGAAGAAAAGATAGAGTTTGATCCAAAAGTACTTGCAGAATTAATACAAAAATATTATCCAGATTTTAGAAGAACTATAAATGAACTTCAACGATATTCAGTAAGAGGTAAAATTGATAGTGGTGTTTTATTCAATTTAACTGAAGCAGATACTAAAAAACTTATAGCGATTTTAAAAGACAAAAGATTTAATGATATGAGAAAATGGGTTATTCAAAACCTAGATAAAGAACCATCATCATTATTTTCAACAGTATATGAAATACTATACAAATATTTAGAACCACAATCTATCCCACAAGCAGTTTTAGTTATTGCTGGGTATCAATACAAGGCTGCTTTTGTAGCAGACCAAGAGATTAATATGGTTGCTTGTTTAACCGAAGTAATGGCGAATTGTAAATTTAAGTGAGGAATATATGAAAACAAGTAAAACAAGTGGACAATATTTCCTTGATGATGGTACAGATATAAGGATAGGTTGTTCTAAAGATATAAAAGAAAGAGTAAGTAAACATCAATCATCAAATAACAATATTAAAATAGTGGCAATAGTGCCTACAGACCCTAAAGAAATATTTGATGAGGAACAGAAGGCATTTAATCACTTTCAGGATTATTTGTTACCTAAAAAAGGTTCAGGTGAATCATTTTATAGTAGAGATATATTAAATAAGATACCTGGTTATGTGGTTGATAGAACATTAGAAAGAGAAAATCTACTTAATAAACAAATAAAAAGAATTGGTACTATTCAAACACTATGGGGTGAAGAAAGTCTTATCTCTTTTAGAGAAAGATGTGATATATTTCCAGACCAATATGTTGCCTTTAAAGGTAAAGCAGGCACCAAGAGTGGCGAAAGACCTAGAAAAGAAACTATTGAAGGTAAAACTTATAAGGTTTCTGAAAGAGGCAAAAGGTTGATACAATCAATTAGAAGAGATACAAAAAATAAAATGAACAATGTACGAACTTAAAGAATTTAAATAAAGGATATTAATGAACGCAATAGTACAGAAGATAGGTAGATGGCATAGTAAAGTATTTGGTTATGTTTCTAACAAAGCAAAAACAAGTAAGTGGTGGGCAATAGCATTAACCTTACTTGTTTTATATGAAATTGTTGAACACGTGGTCTATCCAATATTAGTACCATATCTAGCATATATGCATTGGTTTAAATAATGAAAAAATACGAAGTAGATAAAATAACACCTTTACACGATTTGTCCTGGTATATAAAATGGATAAGTTCTTTTATTTTATTAGCAGGTATGATGTTAACTTCTTTTGAAGTAGCACCCTATAATTTATACTTTCACTTAACAGGAGTACTGGGTTGGTTTGTAGTGGGTATGTTATGGCACGATAGGTCATTAATAGTTTTAAATGCGGTTGCAGTAGCAGTATTCACAATGGGCATTATTAAATATTATATTATATAAGATGTACGAACTAAAAGATTATCTTAAAGCAATTAACGAAACCAAGGAAAATCTATTAGATACAAATGATATTACTTGGGAAAAGAAATACCCACCATATGTAATTAATAGATGTATGTCTATGTTTTATGATACTATAATGCATAGTAATGAAATGAACGGTTTACACTTCCTACCAAAACGTATGCAATTTCACTTTTTCATAAATAGTATAAGAAAGAAAAGGCGATTTGGAGGTAAATGGTTATCGCAAACCAAGTTAAAGAATTTAGCGTTAATTAAAGAGTATTATGGATATAGTAATTCAAAAGCAAAAGAAGCTCTTAACATACTTTCAGAAAACCATATTGAGAATATTAAAATAGAACTTATAAAAGGTGGGAGAAAGCTTAAATGAGCGAAGAAATTATTAGTTGGTCACAAGGAGATATGTTAGAGGTTACTATCAAGCAACCAGACGATTTCCTTAAAGTACGAGAAACATTAACTAGAATTGGTGTAGCAAGTAGAAAAGATAAAACGTTATACCAATCTTGTCATATTCTACACAAACAAGGCAAATACTACATAGTCCATTTCAAGGAATTATTTGCTTTAGATGGTAAAAAATCAACGCTATCGCAAAACGATATTCAAAGAAGAAATACAATTACTTTATTATTACAAGACTGGAGTTTAATAGATGTGGTTAAAAAAGAAATGACCGAAGATAAAGCTCCGTTGAGTCAGATAAAGGTATTACCATTTAAAGAGAAAAAAGACTGGACTTTATCTGCTAAATATAATATAGGTAAAAAGGTTGACGATAAAAAGAAAACCGAAGAGAAAAAACCTGAAGAAAGTCCAGTAACAGATGGCGAATAAATGCAGATACCAAAGTTTAAAGATTACATAACAGAAGCTAAAAAATCTGGACCGTACAGATTAATCATTATATCAGATGAACCTGAAGATGATTTAAATTTCCATACAGCAAAAAACTTAATGAAACAAGCATTAAAGCTTGGTCATAAGGCATATATCTATAGAAATACAGGTGGATATGTATCTACCGAGGAAGATGGTGAGTTATATTTCCATAACCAGGACGATAAAAAAGGGTTTAGAGTTTCATCAAAAGATACGATTGCTATTGTTAGAGGTTCAGTTGTACGTAGAGATAGTTGGTTAGACTTAATATCAAGATTAGAAAAGCACGTAGTATGTGTAGTCAATAGCAGACAATGTATTAATGTATGTGCTGATAAGTATAGAACTTCATTGAGATTATCTGACTATGGTATTAAACAACCTGTATCAGTATTAGTTACTGATCCAGAAAATTCAATGGAAGCTTTTGAACAATTAGACGATAAGTTTCCAGTTATTTTAAAAACATTAAGAGGTTCAAAAGGTGTAGGTGTCTTATTCATTGAGTCAGAAAAATCATTAGATTCAATTGTACAATTACTCAATAAACAAGATGAAGATTCTGATATATTATTACAACAATATATTAAAACAGATTGGGACGCTAGAGTTTTAGTATTGCAAGGTAAAGTTTTAGCGACAATGCGAAGAGATGTTGTGCCAGGAGATTTTAGAAGTAATGTATCAAGAGGTGCTGAGGTAAGAGCATTAGAACTAACAGAATTAGAAACAGAAGAAAGTTTAAAAGCTGCTAAGGCAGTAGATGGTCAATGGGTTGCAGTAGATT